AATAAGTGATGTTAGTTACAACTGAAATCATGGTAGCATCCATGGTTTTCATGTGGTTGATCTATGCTGAAGTCAAATTACTATACAGATAGTAAAACTTCTCCCTGACTACATATGGTAGTCGGGGATTTTTTTATGCAACAAAGCAGATTAAAACAGTTAATCACAGAATTGGAGGATCTTTTAGCAGAGTTAAAGACAGAGGTTTATGCAGACCCAAGTGCATACATTGACAGAAATGGAGACCAGTGGTATAGTGGTGATGACGATGACGGATACCCAGATTGATTATGAAAATCCCTGGTTATATAAAGGTACAGCTTTCACTACTGATGATATTGGCGACTTCTTCGGTTTTGTCTACAGGATTACAAATTTACAGAATGGTAGACAGTACATCGGAAGAAAATATTTCTACCAAAAGCGTAAACCCACTGGCGGTAAGAGAAGAGTTACAAAGGAATCTGACTGGAAGCGGTACTACGGAAGCTCTGAGGAACTTAAACGAGACATTAAAGAGTTTGGTAAACAAGTATTCAGACGAGAAATTATAAGTCTACATAATACAAAGGGTTGGGTTAATTACGAGGAGACCAGACAACTCTTTTTAAATAATGTACTAAGTGAAACTGAAAACTATTACAACTCAAATATCCTTGGCAGATACATGAAAAAAGATTACTACAATGAACAACGTACCGTCTGAAATTAAATCACAATGCGATGATCTACTAGAGTGGCATCAAGCTCGTTGTGATGCATTAGTAGAAGACAAACAGTATGAAGATATGTATTCACTTTATATGGAATGGCATGAATGGATTGAAGAAGATAATCCAAGTGTGATGGTGTTAGGGCATTGGGATGAAGAAGAGTGATGTAGATTATCTTTATGGATGGGCACGAACACAAGATTTTCCCTTACGACGAGCACCTACTGCTGTTGGTTATTCTAACAAGGATATATATTTCTGCTGGTTGAAAGGACATAGAGAGGATCATGGTTGTGTTCGTAAAAGTATTATAGAGGATCAAAAGGTAATAGATATTCTAGAAGATGATGAGATACTTCTAGCTACAATATCTCTTTTTGAATCAGGAACAGAACTAGGACCTCATAAAGATCCACCAGTTTATAATAAAAGTAAAAATTCAAAACCAAAAAAATACAGAAGAATACAAATACCTTTATACATACCTTCCAATGAATGCTACATGATTTGGAAAGGAGAAAAAGTTCTCTGGGAAGAAGGAGTTCCACAAATATATGATGTTATGGATCATGTACATGAAGGGTATAATTATTCTGACGACGATATGATTTTTCTATTCATTGACATTTTAAAGAAAGATGACAACAGTAACTTGCACTAAATGTAATAACACTATCAGATCTAAACACGAGCATGACTATCATATGTGTGGTTGTGACAATCAAACATATGTTTGTGGTGACACCTATGGTGGACTAGACATGAGTTATGTGGTAGCATTAGTAGAACCTAGAGAGGAACCAAAGCATAGAGTTGGAACTGAAGCACCAAAAAGTAGAACAACTAGAATGATTGACGTAGATATTAGATGAATATTTTTCAGTATGATCAAATTGTTTCAGCTTGGACTATAAACATGTTGCAAGTTGAAGTAGATTTTTTTAGTAAACGTATGAAAAAGAATGCTTGGGTGGGGTTGTATGATACACCAGACAATCCCATCGAACAGTATATTCTAGATTCATATGATTTTCATTTCTCTGACAAGTGTGATAGTGTAGTTGGATTTGAATGGTGGATACATGTAATGGAAAAATCCAATCACATGGTAACTTTTCATAGCGACCACGATGAATATAAAAGGAGAGAAGAAAATGAAATGAGTTACCCTATGTTGGGAACTTGTTTGTATCTTGACGATAATTCTAACCCTACCATATTTTTTGATAGTCAACAGACTAGTAAGTATGAAAAACAAATAGAACCTTTTCCTCCTACAACTGCTGTCTTTTCTTATGCAGATAGAGGTAAGTTTCTAGTGTATCATCCTCAATATATACATGGGATATTACCAGGTAATGACAAACAAACTACTTTATGGTATAATATATGGCAGTACAAACCAGAGAACCTTGAGAGAGTTGGATTCTCTAGACAAGGGTTCTTAAGTTCTAATGATAATAGGGGTCACTACATAGTAAAGGAGAGGAAAGAACCTGTCATATACTTAGGAGAGACAGTTACCATTGGTATGGATGTGTATCAAAAACCTATAACTTTGAAAGGTCCTTACGGAACACAAGGTATAGGAGATTTGTGGGAAGTAAATCAATGATTGAAATTACAGAAGATGATCTTAAAAAGAAAGAAGATCATTATATAGAATTAGCAGAGAAGGGTGAACCTATACTAGTCACCAAACCAGATGGTAATAAGTACCTAATGGTTCCTCAAAAACCAGATGATCTCAAACATTTATGGGATCATGACGATGGTGCATAAATAATTAAAAACATTTGTGTAATGGAATGGTTACCTCATGTCGTTATAAAGGCAGAAGATGATGCTTGTGTCAAGACGGCTACTACCGCATTAAGAACTCTACACGTTGGGTTTCCTGATCAGACAGCTACTGTACATCTTATCAGTCAGAATCCTAACATCGTAAAGTATGTTAAAGACTTGTGTGTAAAAGGTGGTCACACGTTAAAGAGATATGCACATACAAGTGGATCACAATTAAATTATCAGTTAGTAAAAAACAATAGACTACCTATCGTTCTCATTAGAGGGACGGTAGTTTTTTATGATGACATGAGTGATTATAGTACTACTAAAATATTTGGTGGTGATACATTACCTTGTAGATATATGTTTAAAGGTAATGATAAAGTAGTTACCATGAGTGGTATAGAAAAGAGTATAGTTTTTGTTGCACAACCACAGAAACTATGTGCTGAAATAAATTGTTTAACTTCTCTTTGGAGTGTTGATGATGACCCTAAGGATACTCAGAAATGGGGACAGCAGTGGGTAGTAAAGGATGGTATTGCATACGAACAAGAATCAGGTGTGTTCAACTTGATGTATCACTGGGACAAATCTCAGTTTGCTAACTTCAATAAGAAAACTTCATCAAAATATGAGAGTGTATTTGCTGGTAACAACTACCCAGATATGGTAAAGCAACTAGAGGGTAATGGAGAAGAGACAGGACATATAACTAAGTACATTGACTGTGCACTTAATGATGATTGGGATGGAATACGAGGAGCTCGTGACACATTACTTGACAACCTCAAGGACACAGTGATAAAATAGATACTTAATTACAGGAAAGTCCAAAAAAATTTTTGGGTATTTTTTTTCGCGTATGCTTTTATATAAAATTGTAAACTATCCAAATGAGACAAGTTCTTTTCACGATCGTTTGTGCAATTTAATAGACAGTTCTAACTTAGAAAAGACTAGAGGTGGTGGCCACATTACTTCTATGAATTTCTTTGAGGACAATAGAGACAATGAAGATGTTGATACTCTCCTTACATGGATAGAATCAATAGTGCCAATGACCGCACATAATTTTTCTAAAGTCCGTTATAATCCTACTAGAATCAAGTGGTCAGAAATGCCATTAGATGATGAGTACATCAGGAGAATGAAAAATCCTGAGGGTGAGGATCTAGAGTATCAAAAGCATTCGTATGGTGGTGGAGGAGAATTAGGTTTCAATCCACATACTTTTAAAATATCTGGTTGTTGGGCAGTCATCTATAATCAAGGTGATGGTCTTGTAGAACACAATCACTTTCCCTTTCCCTTATCTTTTTGTTATTACTTAAGAAAACCTGAGAAGTCTTCTCCTTTAGTTCTAAGAGGTGAAGAATTTGATCTTAAAGAAGGTCAATTAATTTTCTTTGAGGGTCGTGAAAATCATTTTGTTAATCCATCTTTGGTAAATGGTCGGTATGTTATAACTGGTAATATACTATATACTATTGAATGAAGCATTACAATGGCAGAAACAAAGAAGGGAGAGGAGAAACCAAAAGGTCCTCTTGGTAAACTCAAGGATCATATGGATGATAAGGAGGAGCAACTTGCTATCCTATCTACATTTGTGAGACTTGGAATCTTGGTCTGGTCTGGTGGAATATTGACATTGAATTATGTTACTATACCAGGTTGGGAACAAGATAAAATTGATCCAACTTTTATAGCTTCGGTCTTCACAGGAGTCACAGCTACTTTTGGAATCCAAGCGGGAGGTAAGAAGAAATCTAGTGGTGATGGTGGTGGAGCAAACATATCTAAGAAGGATATGGAGATGCTTATAGAAAAAGCAACTCAAGCAGCACCCACACAAACTATTAAGTTAGAAGTTCCTGCAGTCAAAATTACATCATAGTCCAATGCAAAAAATTATAAATGCGATCGCAATATCGTCTGGTGTTGTATCTCTTACCCTTATTGTTGGTGGGGTGGGTGTATATCTCAACCGAGGAAAAATTATTGATAACGTCAAGTCTCAAATCATGGAGCAAGTATCTGGTGCACTTGGTGGAGCAATTGGTGACGCAGTTCCAGACCTAACAGGTCCTGCGATACCACCTCAAGCACCACCTGCACCAACTTCAGTAGGACTACCTCCACTGTCATGATAGGTAAAGAGACACCTGCTATCAAATATGATAGAGCACTGACTCTATTTCAAGAGTCAG